TACAAAACTTTTGGTAAACCGTTAGAATTGGAGGAAGAAGAATGAGTGGCGACATAGGATTAGAACAACCGATTATCTTTTATCATAAAAGAATGACCGAAGCAAAAAAAATTGTATTAGAACACAAAGGAATTAAATTAGCGTATCTTAAAATAAATAGTCAAAAAGATGGCGACCCTTTCAATCGCAGAATTAAGAAAAAGAAATAATTTCACAATCTTTAGAGATCGTATAAAGACTAATGGTAAGTTTACAATTAGTGAAGGTAATGGGCAGAAAATTCAGATTACACAAAAGTTTGCTTATGAATTTAATACTCTTCAAGATTTAGAAAGATTTAAAGATAATAGAGGAACTATTTTATTACCTACAGGTGTAACTGGAAGTGGAGTAGTAAGATTATCTCAGTTATATAAAGACTCAGCGTTTGTAACAAGAACACAAAATACAAATGCAAAAGAAGATTTGCAAATAAGATCAGTTAGAGAGCAATTAGAAAAAATAAAAGAAAAGATAGGTTCTGATTTTATTAAATTAAAAGTTGGAAATAATACATATGAAGTTACTGAAGTAGAGAGCACACCAGGCACACCTAAATCTGATATGAATTTTATTGGTAAAAATGGGGTTAAACTTGGATTTTGCTCTCTTAAGGATGGTGCTACTGCAAGTGCAATTCAACAATGGGGAGGAGCATCTGTGAGTCGAGAACCATTGATAGCAGCACACCCAGAAGTAGTTGCATTTGTAAAAACTGCAAGAGAAATGTTTCCTACAGAAATACCACAGGGAACAACTGTTGCAAGAGAAATTACTGATCAAAAATTAAGAATGCAAGGAATATATGGTAGTGGTTATGGTGGATCTATTGGTGTCAATAATGTTGATGTTCTTTTACAAGGGACAGTTAAAATAAATGCCATCAATTTCACTGAGTATAAAATTACTGGCAGTGCAATGACACATAGTAATGGTTCTACATTACCACCAGAATATCAACCTGTATTAATGGCGATATATAAAGGAGACCGTAGTGACTATGGCATCAAAAATGCTAGAATAAACTTGTATAGTAAATCTGGTCGAACAAAAAGACAAATGATATGAACGATTTAATCGAATCTCTAATTACAGAGTTTAAAAAACAAAAGATTATAAGAGGGAACATATACGATAATTTTATGTTTTTTTCTTATGAAGCATTGGGAGCTGACAAAGATGATAAATATAAGCATACACGAGCGTCTATTCTACATCATATGACGCAGAACAAAACTGAAATCTTATTAAGATTAACTAGAGACTAATGAAAACCTTTTTGCAATTTATATCTGAAAACACTGCAACTCAACAAGCAACTAGACTTGGGTTGGAGGGAGACGGTCATGGTGGTTGGTATAAGGATGGAGAATTTGTAGCAAAGACAGAGAAAGGTAGATTAAAATTTTATAATAAGAGACAGAAAGTAGGTGGTAAAGATCCAGAGCAATCAGAAAAAGAGAAAAATTTATCATCACCAAATACAACTGCACCACCAGAAGATCAACAACAACAGCAACAACAGGCAGCAGTAGAACAAGAACCACAACAACAAGAAGTACAGAGTCCTGATTTAGCAGCAGGTCCACCACCAGTTCCAAAAACAAAAGGAACATTAACTCTTGCATTTGGTAGATTTAATCCACCACACGCAGGTCATTTACAACTTATGGATATCGCTGCACAATCAGCAGAGGCAGAAGAAAGTGATTATATTATTGTTCCATCAAGAAGTCAAGATGCAAAGAAAAATCCACTTGATCCTGATACGAAAGTGTCTGTAATGAGATCAATGTTTCCGCAGCACAGTGAGAGAATAGTAAATGATGGAGCAAATCGTACAATTTTTGATGTGCTAAAGAAAGCACATAATGATGGATATACAAATGTTAGAATAGTTGCAGGTCAAGATCGTGTAAAAGAGTTTGATAAGTTATCACAAAATTATAATGGGCAACTTTATCAGTTTGATAATATGGAAGTCATATCATCAGGTGATCGTGATCCTGATGCAGAGGGTATGGAGGGTCTATCATCGTCAAGAATGAGACTTGCAGCAGCAGAGGGAGACTTTAAAACATTCCGTGCTGGATTACCAGAGGGTGTACCAAGAAAATCTGCAATGGAATTATTTGATACAGTGAGACAATCTATGAATGTCAAAGAAATGAAAGAGTTCTGGAATATCTGGGAGATTGCACCAAAATATGATTTAGAAAACTTGAGAGAATCATATGTTGCAAAAAAGATTTTTAACATTGGTGACAAGGTAGAAAACTTAAATACTGGAATGATTGGACGTATCATTCGTCGTGGAGCAAATCATTTAATATGTGTTGCAGAGAATAATATTATGTTCAAGTCTTGGGTAAAAGACTTGAGAGAAGCAATTGTAAATGCTACTACACCATCAGGAGTTCCTTCAGATCAAAGGTTAGTTGGAACTGATGCACACCGTAAATACGTGGAAACTATGGTACCTGGAAGTAGTTACGGTTTACATTTCATAAATAAATACAAGAAAAGAAAGTAATTATTTTTTAAAATGAGCACTGATATAGCAGAAAGCCTTCCAAAAAGGAAATTTGCACCTGCACCTATGATAGCAAAAGGTGCAAAAGGAAAAGGATCAGCACCTAAAGGTGGTGGTAAAAAAGAAGCACCGAAGGGTAAATCTGGTGGTGGAAAGGAGAAGGGTGCGTCTGAAGAGGGATCTGAGAAGAGAATTCGTCAGGCAGTATATGATATAAGATATCGTGCAAGAAGAGAAGATATAGATCTAAAAGCAGCATTTTCACAGTATATGTCTAATAGTTCTTTAAGTCAGGCAGATAGAACTGCTGTTAGGGAAAAAATATTTGGTAAAGCAGGTGGTGTATCTGAGAAGTTTATTGTCGGTGCTGATGATTGGGCAAGTGATAATGTTGCAAATGCGTTGTATCAAGTTTTTGTAGAGAGAGATAAGAGTGAAGAATTGCAACTTGCATATTTACAGCAGTTGGATGAAGATGAAGCTGGTAAAAAGTACAAGGTAAGAGTAACTGATAAAAATGGTAGATCATATGTAAGATTTGCTGATCGTGCAAAGATTACTGAATTACGTCAAAATCCAAATATTGAGTCAGTTGAAATGACAGAACACGGTGATGCCTATGAAGGTGAAAGAAAAAAAGGTAAACTAACTGCAAGAGCGAAAGCAGGTAAAGGTCTTGACCCTGTTGGTAAAGAAGATAAGGACATTGATAATGATGGCGATCATGATAAGACTGACAAATATCTTCTCAAGAGAAGAAAGGCAATCGGTAAATCAATACGTAAAAGAGCAGACCAAAAAATCAAAGAAGCATTTCTAGCAGATGGTACAACAACCACAGAACCAAAAAATCCTGTAAAGATTACTGGTAAGGGTGTAGATAATTATGCATCAGGTGCAGTAAAACTTAGTCCTGATGATGGACAAACAGATCCAGCAGTAAAACCAAAAGGAGTTTATTCTCATTTTGCACTAAACGGTGCGACTTTATCAGAGTCTCAGAAAAAATTATATGAGATGATGAAAAAGAAAGAGGAGGAGGATAAGGGTAAGTTAGATGATATGGCAACAAAAGATAGTGTCAAGAAAGATGATGAGAAGAAGGAAGAGAAACCTGATAATCGAGGAATGTATGCCAAGATTGCTATGATTAAGAACAAGTTACGTTCTGCTGGTCAGAGAGATCCAATGGTAATGGCAGTAGATGCTTGTGAGGAAAACAAACCAAATCAACCAGGAAGTGGTGTAAAGAAAGAAATTGGAACTGGTATCAAAACTAAAATGAAAGGTGCCTTAACAAATGTCAAAAAACAGATTGAAAAGAATCCAGCTGCATTTACGTTACAAAATATGGGATCGTAGCTATATAATATAGTTCACAAACATAACAATGTTTTCATTTTTATTACCAATCGCTTCTAAGATTGTATCGGATGCGATTGACAAGATTCCCGATGATGCAGAATTGGGAGAAAAACTTATTGATTTATGCTTACTAATTCTTAAAAAGGCAGTCAAATTGACAAAGACTGATATGGATGATAAGTTATTAGCACAAGTAGAGATTGCTATCAAGGCAAGATAGAACTTCCTCCTTATAAATATTCCCAGAAACAAAATTTTTTGGAGATAGGATCATGCCTCTATGGGGTATTAAAGATACAGTCTACTCAACAGGAAAGGTGAACGTCACCACTGATGGAGTAGTTACAAAACATTCTGGAGCAGGTTTAGATTTTACCGCCAGTTGTAAAGTTGGTATGGTAGTAACATTAGCAGATGATGGATCTGGTCAAGGTCAGGGTGTTATATCAGGTATTACATCTGCCACAATGATGACACTTACTAATCTTGATCTTCCTGGTGCATTTTCAGCAGTTGATTACGAAGTTCGTGAGTCACCCATTGCTGAAGTAAAGGGTGGAACTTATGCTATCGGTGAAGTATTTGGTGTAAGTATTGCTGAACAACAAGAAACAGTAGATGATAGTTCTCAGTATCATCCTGCTCATTCTGGTTGGGTTGGTATTACAACTTATATGCAGAACAATCCTGATGGTACTACTCAATTAAGAGTAAAAACTGAAGTATTAGTTGCAAATAGCACAATTTCTGGAGACTCAACAGACGATACAATCTTACCAGATAGTTAATTTTTAACGATATGTTATGAGATTTGACGAATTGAACGAGAGCAATTATATGCTCTTCGCTATAAAATTCTACTTAAACGGTATAAAAATACTGGTGAATTGAAAACTCATTTAATTATGAATCATCTCATCATATTGTTTAACGTCTTTAATGATGCTGCAGTTCCGCTGCTGTTTTATAATTTGGAAGAAGAACTCTGGCCAATTGTCAAGAGTTTTTTGGTGTATTTAAAAAGGATACCAGAGTATCCAAAAACTAAGGTCGATACAATTGACGTAGATAAAAAAGTAATAGAACAATTACAAAACCTCTAATGGATATTGATAGATTTATAGAAATTCTCAGGGAAGCTAAGAAAAAATCAAGTTGCCCACCAGGATTCAAGTATAATAAAAAAGAAAATAGATGTGTGCCTATCAAGAAGAAAGGTAAGAAAGGAAAGTATGGGTACGTAAGAGGATACTTTGGTGGTGGATATCGTGGTGGAGATAATCGTTCAGGTAATGGTGGTAATGGTAAGAATGGAAATGGTAACGGAAATGGCAATGGTCACGGTGGTAATGGTAATGGCAATGGTGGAAATGGCGGTGGCAACGGTGGTGGCAACGGTGGCGGTGGTAATGGAGGAGGTGGAGGAGAATGAAAACCTTCGCTGAATTTCAAGAAGCTGCTCTTGCTATACCCGCTGCTGCTGGTGTTATCAGTAAAGTTTTACCTGCAGCTGCAGCGACCATAGGTGCGGTTGGCACTATGATGCAAGCGAAAAGAAAATATAGAACAAGATTAAATCCAGGCAAAAGAAATAGTGGAAGAGTATTAAGTCCCGCAGAAAAGAAAATTTTTGACAAATCACAAAAAGATACAGATCAAAAGGTTACTGATCAAAAACCTAGAGATAAGGTTGTAAAGAAAATTTTAGATAGAAACGCTAAAA